AAACCACGCTTTAGTCGTTACGTCAACCGTCGCTATTTTGTCGACTTTTGTTCTGTCAATTTTACTTTAGATTCGGGAATGTAGAATTTCATTGAGAACTGGATTGCTTCGCTCAGGAATATATTGCGACTATTCTCTCCGCGCTTTTCGTCAATCTCGTTCCACAGGTCTTTGTGTAAGTACACGCAGATACCTTTCTTAGTTTTGCTGCTCGCCATTTTCTTCTTTTGTTTTAGACATCATTGAACCAATCATTAAAGCTAAGTAAATTTTCTCTTTTGCGTTTAAGTCTTTCCGCTGTGAAAGCTCCAGAAGAATATCTCCAAGAATCTTTCCCTGTTGAAAGTAGGTTGCTATTGAATTAACGATTTCGCGCTCACGATCGTATGTCATTTTGAGCGTTTCGTAAAGGGGTGTTTGTTTCATATTATTATTTTTTCTATTTCTTGTTTAACTTCTATCCAATAATTTAATCGGCGCCAAGTACCATTATTATATACCTCTATTCTTTGTTCTTCAATCAACTCATCTACTGCAATTAAAGTACATTGCTTTGCGTCTTCCCTTGCCTCGTCATCGTATAACAAACCTGCTCGCAAATAAATGCAATACTTGTTGAACAGTTCTTCCGCTTTTTCTTTTGGTGTCATATTGTAAATGTATGCTAAATTATTCTAACCGACAACATATTGTCCATAACTTGGATTGAGTTCGAAATACATTCGCATCATTATTGCATCTGCAACGTCAGGTGAAATACCTTCGCGGTTCTTGATTACGTCCTTCGGTGTGACCATAAGTTTACCGTCAACATCTGCTCGGTGTCGTTTAATCATTTCAAGCTCGCGAACGATTTGTTCTTTGCGCGTACTGGATAAGATAGTGAGCCGATTCTCCTCTACATATTGAGCCAATTTGTAATAACATTCGCTCTTTAAGTTTTGGTATTGCGGGTGCTTTGGTTTAGATCCGTTGACGAACCCTCGACATTTCAAGAAGTCAACGACACCACCACCAACACCGTCTTCGTCACACACTACGTCTTGCAATAAAATTGAGTGTTGTTGACAGGTTAAACGAACTTTGTTCACTACTTCGTCTAACGCTGCGCGATTCATTTCAATTATGTCTATGATAGTTAGACCTTCCCATACGCAGATAATCGTTCTATCCTTACCAAAACGCGCTATGTCGGCTGTGATATATTTCTTTCCTTCATTGATTACTTCGTTCCTAAACATTCGAAGCAAGTTCTCCGTTTGAAACAACTTGTCGCTATCGTCGTCGAACTCCCAGTTCCCTTCCAAAAGTCTTTTCCTGTCGTATTCAGGAAGTCGTCTAAGCGATTCGATGTAAGCAATAGGAAGGAAGGGATTGTCTTGCGGTAACGCTTGCACGAAGGCGCGGTGTGAAGGTAGTTCGTTGCGGTTGTTCTTCATGTAGAACTCATTATACAACCACCCCTTCGCAGGATTGCAAGACAAGAAACCTTTTGGAATTAACCCAAACTCGTTCAACTTAAATCGACAACGCGAATGAACAATGCTGACCGCCTTTTCTGTTACTTCGGAGCATTCGTCTATAAAATAATCAGTAATTTCTAACGATCCAAGTGAATTGAAATTTACATCCGAAGGATATGCGAATAAGTCTTTCAAAACAATTTCGCTTCCGTTGAAGAACTTAATCACGTTCGATTGTCCGTTGAAAGTGTAGTGTTTATTCGCTATCAATCCAAACTCCTCAGCCGTTTCAAAAAACGTGTTTAACGTCGTCTTTTTTAGCGTGTCTAATTTGCTTCGTCCAATAAGAGAACGTGTCCCTGCGTACTTCAAACGTCGTTGTATCTGCCACATACAACCGAACTTCGTCTTCCCACCCCCTGCCGCGCCACCGTATAACAACTGTTCAACGATGCTATCTGTGTTTAGGTAGTTCAACGCTTCAATCTGACGCGGCAGGTATGTCGGTTTGTATGGTTGCATTAAAATAGTGTTAGTTGATTTTCAACCACAGGACAAAGTTCGTCTTCAAGTATTTCAATTATACGGTTGTATCGTTGTTCTTCGTTGCGTCTTTTTAATTGATTTATGAGTAACTGAAGACCACCTTCAAACGCTTCGCCTTTTGTTTTATACAAGTCGTTGTCTGGTCGGTGCTGATTAAATGTGTGCGACCAACCTTCGGACATTCCGTTGAACCGAACTCCGTAACCCCACAATTCATGTTCAACAATAGCAGTTTCAACCTGCGCTTCATAACCCTTACTGCATTTGTAAGTTTTCAAGATAGGATTTTCACACACTCCGTGTTCGTTGTAAATGAACTGGCTCATTGTTTACTTAAATATAATTTATACAACTCACGCATACCTTCGAAGCGAATTGATTCTTTGAGCAACATTCTTTTGCGGTCACTCATGCGATCAACCATTGATTGAACGAGCTGTTGTTCAAAGTAAATGTTCTTCTTTGCGTTCGCTTTGCATAACCGATATTCTTCTTCGGTGAAGGTGTCAGCGTTTATTATTTTGCTTTCTTCGAGCCAACGCATAAGCGACGCCGCACGAATCTCAATGACCGTATATTTTCCTTTCTTATAACTTGCAATATCTTCTGCTAACATCCTTCGCCAGCTATCATCGTTTACCGCCATTTCTTTTTCTTTTAGTTGTTTTGATTCTTCTTCTTTTGCTTCCGCTATTTCTCTCTGAATTTGCAGGTTCGCCTTGTCGCGATGTGGTTTGTAAGCCGTTAACACGTCGCCAATGAACGACACGCTCAACGCTCCGTAGTGTTCACACTTTTTCTCTAACTCATTCGCTGCGTTTAGTTCGAACGCTAAATTGAAGTGTTCAAATGTAACCCAACGAAAGTGCTTGCCTATGAACTCATGCAACATTTGCAACAGTTGTGCCTCTGGAAGTGCGATGCCGTACATGGCGCATACCTTTGAGCAGAGTTTGACAAATGCAGGTAGTTCGTAATCGGCAACGAATGCGCTTTCGCGTTCCGCACGATCAACCCTTTGTATAGTTGTGAGCGTCGTTGTAGATGCGCTGCGCAGCATCGGAGTCGAATTTTCCATTTTTGATTTTGGTTTGTTGGTTTGTAGTTACGAAGGTAGACAAGTCCCATTTACGAACGGCAGCCTTCCAGTCTTTCATTTGATTGCGTCCGACCTTCCAACCGTTCGCTTCGTAGTGTGCATGAAATTTCTCGGTAAATGCAAGCGCGTCTTTGTCGTTTAGTTTCTCACAGGCGTAGTCGTATATTTCAACAACGGTAGGTTTGACGAATGGCGACTTTTTTTCTTTTGCGATTAGCGTTGGTGCTGTTGGAACGGACAAGCGAATAAGTATGTCGTTTATCTTTTGTTCCTGTTCGTTTGCCTTCGCTTCGAGAATCTCAATTCTCTTTTTAAGTTGTAGTATTAACATCATGTTTTTGTTTTTTAGTTAGTCCCACCCTTCGCCTTTTGCGTCGTCGTCTGCGTCGTCCCATTCTTGACAGTCAAAACAGACTTTGATTTCTCCTTCGTCATCTACAAATTCGTAGGCGGTGTCCCAATCTTCAAGCTGTTGATCGCGCAATACTTCATCAACTCGTTCTCCGAGTTCTTTGCTTTCGCAGTTCGGACAAAAGATTAATTCACTTTTCATAGTTTTAGTTATTTGATTTTAGATTTTCTTTTTGCGCTGAGTGTCTTTTGATGCTCAACGTGTTCGACAAATTTAGTAAAAAAAGTCATTGGTTTAGCATAACCCATCTCATTTAGTATAAAACAAATGCGTTCAACGTTAGCTCGGTAGTATTTGTCCCACTCAACCTGAGCAGATACCTGCTTGATTCCGTGTAGGATTGTCGCGTGGTCTTTCTTGTAACGGTCACCTACGTTTTGAAGCGAGAGAACGTAACAGGGACGAATGATAAAGAATATAATTTGTCGTGCGGTTACTATCTCACGTTTCCTTGTTGTCTTATACAATGCCTGTGAAGGAACTCCCAAGACTGAACACGTCACATCTTCCAGAGCGCTCCAAAACATATCTCGTTCATTTTCCATTTGCTTTTGCATTTCAATTTGTTCACTCGTTAATCTTTCGTAGCGTGGAGTAATCATCGTCCACAATAACTCGAAGCGTTCCATGTGTCTGAATGGTATCATGTCAAGCACTTCGTTTCTTATCTGTTCGTTAGTCATTTTCTTCGTTGATTAGTTTGGTAGGTGTAAATGTGCTGAATACTTCCTCGCGTGAAAGTCCCGTATGAAGGCAGATGTTGTTGAAGTCTTTGATTCTCATTCGCTCTGGGTGTGCGACGTAAAGACGTGCTGTTGGATCACTGATTCGTAAAGCTGCTTTGAAGTTAGTCAGCGTCTTGAAGTTAATCTTGACTAAGCGACCGAAGGGTGTTGAATAGATTTGCTTGTTCATAGTTTTTATTATTAAAGAAAAGATACTTGACCATTATCAGGGTTTACATTCATATACTGACCGCCTTCTTCGTTTCTTAATTTTCTAAATTCAAATTTATTAATATGTTGAGGGTATTTTTCAATAAAGAATCTTGCGTAATAAGATTGGTAAGCATCGTTTATCTTAAAGTTTTTGTCCGAACTTTCTAAAAACTCGTGCCATCTTATCCAGTTAATTATCAATTTTGCGCTTATCTTATCCCTTCCTTTCTTTATAGCTTTCCACGCTTGGTCTTCAAACGCTTCGAAAATATGAGGGTTTTCTTTATTGAACTTGTTAAACCCTTCTCGAATTGAATATCCGTTTAATTCTTTGTAGTTCATTTGATTGTTTGGTTTTAAAATTAGAGAGGGTATATTTCAACCCTCTCGTATTATTTAGAATGGCATATCGTCTGTTTCGTCAGTAGAAACTAAACCGCTTTTTTCAAGCATTGCTTTCGCCTTGTTCATTTGATCCGCAGCTTTGTCAAGTCGTTGACTAAATTCAGCAGATGTGCTGACCTTGTTTTGTAACCACTCTGGAAGCATCTTGAATCGAAGGTCGAAGTCTTCGCTGTCGTAATCCAAAAGGAAAGCAGAGTTAACCAATGGTGGGCAAGTCATTCCCTTGACAAGTGGACTTGCACCTTTGATGTCTGCGTAGGTGCGTCCTGTGTTCGCGGTGCGGTGCATGACGTTAATCATTCCTTCCTTACCTAACAGCGTAGCAATGTCAAATTTGTTAGCTTCTGCGTCGCTGAATGCTTTGCCTAACCAACCCTGAACGAACGCTCTCAATCCGCTCTTTTCGTGCATTGACAAAGTGAAGTCACGACCAATTGAAAAAGGCTGCTCACCTTTACCGAAGTCGGCTAATTCGAGAGGCAGTTCGAATACCAAGCGAACTTTGTTTACCAGCTTCTCCTCACCTTGAAAAGTGTCAAGGATTGTTCCGATGTGAATGATTTGGTAGCAACGTGCTACGTGTGTTCCAGCAGGTACTGTTTGTCCGCCGCCGCCGTTGTTTGATTGTTGTGCAATGATGCTCATGTTGTTGTTGTTTATTTTGTTGTTATTGAATTGATTTAAGTATTCTTCGAACTTTATAGCTAGTTCGTAATCGGCTTGAATGTGTCTTTCCTGACTTTCGTGAAGGTCGGACTGTTCGTTGATGCGTTTGAAATAACCCATTACACGTGGTCATCAAAGATGTTAATGTCAAAGCTGAAAGTGATTCCGTCTTTTTCTAGCGTGACGTAGTCCAAGTCGAACTCAGGATCGTCGCTGCGGAAGAAACGACCACGCAAATGAATGGTGAACATGTTGTCTTGTTCGTCAACGAATACCAAGTGTTGTTTTTCGTCTACTTCGAACCAACCTGTCTGGTCGTCGTTGTAGTTGTTTGCAATTGATTTAATTCTTTCGTTCAACGTGCGGATGTCGTCTTCGTTGAAGCAGTAATTAATTTTAGGACAGTACATAGTTTTGATTTTTAGTGGTTACAAATATATTCAATTAGTTGGTCGTTCCAACGCGCTTCCGAAAGTTTTTGATGTTTCTCTATGTTGGCACTTATCTCGTTATGCGTTAGGTTGTACGCTGACGCTGATGACGAAACGCAAACAAAGTTAGATTTCTTTTGTTGGCTCTGGTAGTTCTTTCCAATTTGCTGAATCAAATTTGTTGAGTAGTGGTTCAAGTTCGTCAATTCGACTTTGACAAAACGTATCCCAAGCCAGTGTTCCATTTCTCTTGCTACCCCAATAATCTTGGGTTTGCATGATTGAATCCATAATGAGTTTAACGTCGTTTTCAAATAAGAAAGGAGTTGTGTAAAGGTGTTTTTCATTGCTCATTTTGTTTTAGTTTTTAGATTTCTTTTGATAAGATGATTTCTTCGCGTGGAATGGCTGACTTAATTTTGTCGTAAGCGCGTACCGCTTCGTCGTAGTCATTGTACGACATATGAAACTCTCCGTTGACTACAATCTTATAGTACATATCGGTTAGCGTGGTTTTTTGAATTAATTCTACTTTCATTTGTTTGTTGTGTTTGGTTGTTGTTCTAATTGTTTTGTTGATTCGTCAATCGTTCCTGCGATTAACATTCCTAAGAATAGCATCGCGATAAAGAGTAGTGTTTTTTTCATTTGATTATTTGGGTTTAATTGTTTCGATATATTACCAGCCACTTGTGCCTGTCCAACTTTCGTTTTGATATTTGCGCCATTGGTATACTGGATCACCTTGTTCGTCTAATTCGAATTGGTGTATCCATACGCTGTACACATTGTTACTCTTCAACAACTTCTCGCCTAACTTCTTGGCTTGTGTTAAAGTGTTACAGTTCTTACTAATGATTGTGTCACCACTTTCAATCTGTGAACCTACTTGAATCTTCTCGGCTGCTTCAACCTTAAAGATGAATCTTGTTTTCGTTGCGTTCATTTTGTTTATCTTTGTTATTGTTCTCAATTGTTTTACAAATATATGCTAAACTTTTGACATACGCAAGAAAAAAATGAATTATTTTTCATAAAAATGCTTAACTGATTGAAAATGAACGTGAAAACTTTTAAGAAAACTTATAAAAAAAGTGTTGCAAGACGTAAACCAACACCCGAATCTGAATCAAACCAACAAGAAATAGTTGTGAAGTATCTAAAATTAGCATATCCCGACGCTCTTTATTGCGCTTCCGCAGGTGGAATGAGAACAAGTTACTTGCAAGCGGTCAAAATGAAACGTACTGGATATGTGAAAGGATTTCCCGACCTATTCATTTACGAACCAAACGCAGACTATCACGGCTTGGCTATTGAAATGAAGAAAGAAAAAGGGGGTGTTGCGTCGCCTGAGCAAAAGTCATGGCAAGAACAATTAAGAAACAGAGGCTATGCGTCTTATATTTGTAAAGGTAGCGAGGAAGCAATTAAGATAATAGACGAATACTTTGCGATATGAAAACAGAAAAAAAAGAAGTTACTTGGTTAGATGAATTATTTGAAGATATTATTCACAAGGGCAATTTAGAAATTGAAAATCTAATTTGGAAACAAACACTTGACACTTGACCATTACATAGAAGGGCGCTATAAGCACTTCAAAGAGTTAGCATACAGCATCGCTCGTAAAGAACCATTTTACGAGGATCTTCTGCACGATTCTTTGTTGTCTATGTTTGGTTCAAAGCATATTGAAAACTTAATTGACACAGGCGACTTTGAGTTCTATCTTATTCGCGTTATGTATTTGTCGGTTAACAGTCCAACTTCACCTTTCTACAAACAGACTATTGCATGGAACAGAAACCGACGGGACTTCAAAGACTACGCTCACGAAGTCGATAAGACGTGGTTGGGCGCACGAATGACAAACGAACAGTTAGACATTCTAATTAGTCGACTGAGCGAGTTCGAACGGTTAATCTTTCAAGAATACATACTTGAAGATTTTACCTATCGTGAACTATCCAAACAAACGGGAATACCTACTCCATTCCTTTACCGAACCATTGATAATATCAAACAAAAAATAAGAGCAAATGTTATTCGCAAAACACAATGAGTACAAACGCAGGTTAGACATTTGTCGTGCTTGCAAATTCTTCGAAGCATCAACGCAGTCGTGCGGAACTTTAATAGTAGGTGACGAAGTAGAAACCGAAGTTCTATTCCGCAAGAAGTCAATTAAGTTGTGCGGTTGTGTGATGCCTATCAAAGCAAAGTTAGCCTTCGCATCTTGCCCAGCGTCAAAATGGAACGGTGTTCTTTCAATGGACGAACAGATTGAGTTCAAACGATTCTTGCTTGATATGAAGGCACAAGGACGTTTAGAACAGAAAGATATGCTTAAGTTCTATTCGTTCAAGGACAAAGCCACAGGAGCGTTCAATGAGCGTTCTACTTGTCCCCCTTGCGTAAAGAAAGACATCAACTCGTTTCTTGAATCAATGAAAGACGTTGTTGTTGAAATAGGTGAATAACTTATTGTTGTAACGAATGACATTCAAAGTATATTTGTTACAGCCAAGCAATGCGATACTACCCCCTTTTATTTTTGCTTGGCGGCTGAAATAATTGGGGGTATATTTTTTAAGTAAATGAAACAAACTGGATAAGAACAACAACCGCCTTCGTAAGTCACAGCGAAGTAACCAATGACTACACTTGCAATACATCAATGCTTGGATCGTGCAACTGCCCTTTTAAGGGCGAGAGTAATCTTTTTGGGGGAGCTTTTTCTTTTGTTCTTTCTTTAAAGTGCTTACACGTTTTCTTTGTTCTTTTCTTTTCTTTGCATATTTAGTGACATGCTATAAATTTAATGACATAAAATGATTATCATACCAGCACAATTAGAATCAGTAGGTACTAGAAAGGACAAGACACTCAAACTGACCTTTGGAACAAATGAACTTTCACCTAATCAGGCAAGTGAACTATTCACAATAGCAAATCAATTCGGTTATCTCGCTTTCAAAGACGAAGACTTCAAACGCGAAGAACTGGACGCGGTAGAAAGTTTAAAGAGCGAGTTAGAAGATACGCTTAAGAAACCTTCACAACGTTTGCGTGGTGTTCTATTCAGACTATTCGAACAAGACAACGACGGGTTCAAGACGTTCTCGAAATACTACGACAGCAGAATGGAACAACTTATTAACCATTACAAGGGAAAATTAGGGTAGTTCTTATATTTACATTATTAGCTGTTTTTATCAGATTAAATACAGAAAAAAAATGAAATTTGAAAAGGGCAAAAGCGGTAATCCCAAAGGAAGACCAGAGGGCGCAATAAACAAAAAGACTGAAATGTGGAATCAGTTAGGTGATTATGTAGTAACGCAAGGAGCTGAACGAGCAATGACTGTTATGCACGCAATGGACGACGAAGACTACCTTCATTATTACCTTGCGTTAGTTGAATACTTCAAACCTAAACAAGCAAGAACGGTTCACGCAGGAGATAGCGAAGCACCAGTACAAATAATAATCAATGACAAATTATAACAACTAATTCGACAAATTACCGAATGAGTACAGCTACTTTGACATTTGACTTAAGCGACGGCAACGATCGTTATGAGTTCAACCAAATCACGAAAGCGCGTGATATGGCTTCGTTACTTTGGGAAATTGAAATGAATGGTTACCGCAAGTTCACGAAGTACAACGACAGGCAAGAAGGCGCATATCAAGAAGGGATTGAAGAAGTATTCGAATACTTTCGCGCACTACTCAGTCATCACGAAATAAACATTGAACAATTAATAAAATGAGCGAAAACAAATTAAACTTCTTGCGGTCGCAGATTGCAATGTTTCATCCAGAATGGAGCAAAGAACAAGTACACATGGAAGCAATCAGAGTACACGAAGAAGCGAACACGATAGATGATGACGACGAAGGTTGTCTTTATTGCGGATCTTAAACGAATAAATACGGATAAATGAGCATCAAAGTAAGTATACCAGCTGACTATTCTTCGATTAGCGTCAAGCAATACGTTGACTACCACGCGGCAAAGAACGACATCGACAAGTTGGTTAGCATCAGTAACCTACTGAAAGAACAAGCGGAACAAATTCCCTTCCAACACTTGCCGACATTAATCGCAGCGTTCGAAGAAACATTATTGAACGAATCAGCAAAGTTCTTTGAAACGATAACTATCAAAGACAAGGACTTCGGTTTTATCCCTGACCTTTATTCTATCTCAATGGGTGAGTACGCTGACATTTCAACGTGGGCTGCAAATGTAGGTGAGAACATGGTCAAAATAATGGGAACGCTTTACCGACCAATAGACAAACGCGTAGGTTCAAAGTATACAATCGTCCCACACAGCAAACAAAACAGAGAACTTGTTGAAGGCTACGTTGAGCAGATGACGCTCGAACAATTTAACGGTGCGATGCTTTTTTTTTCGACTTTGCTCAACGAACTAAGCAACACTTCGCTAGACTATTTGGAGAACGAGGTGAAGAAGTTGACGGAGGAATTGACGGAGCAATTGAAGACAGAGACAACCTAAACCATGTGCTTGGAAGATACGGTTGGTATCACCTTTTTATGGAAGCCTGCGGACGTGACATAACTAAATTAGATTCAATTACGGAAAAATCAGCGTGGGAGATATTTACATATATGACTTACCTAATAGACTACAATTATGTCGAACGTACAAAGCTACAACGCGCTTATAGATAGATTCAAGGCATTTGCCTCTGGACACTTTATTCTTAAGACCTTTTCACATGGTCAGATTGATACGGCAGACTTGGAAAAGTTTACCGAATATCCATTCATGCACGTTGTCCCTTCGAATGTTACTTACGCAAAAGGTACTAAGACATTCTCTTTTCAGATTGTCCTTGCGGATCTTCCGAGAGATAAAGACGACAAGGTTGAGTTTCAAAAGGAAGTCCTTTCCGACCTTCAAAGAATAGCAGAAGATTTAGTTGCCGAGATTACAAACCACCGCGTGTTGTTTGGTGACTTAATCACGGTTCAAAATGTCACGTTAGAACCCTTCCTTGAAGAATTTCATAACACGTTAACAGGTTGGACTGTTAGTCTTGAACTACTCGTTCCTTACTATTGGGACGCTTGTTCTATTCCTGCTGAGTGGAATACATTTTTTGAAGGTGGTTCAAGTGGCGGAGAAAGTAACATCTTCAACTTCGCTATGTCTATTCAAGATACAAACGGTCAGGTAACACTTGTCAACGACGAAGAAACACCAGCACCGAACTACTACTACGGAACGAACGGAGCAGGGGTGCGTGGTTGGTATTTGTTAAGCGACGAAGTAGGATTGACGTGCGCCACTATTGGAACGTGTCAAACGATAATTGACATCGAAGCAGCCATTGACGCACTCGAAGAAGAAATACTTTTGAAGGCTGACATCAGCAGCATCAGCGCTGTTGGTTTCTCAAATGATTATACAGACTTAGACAACAAGCCAACAATACCAGCAGCGCAAGTAAATAGCGATTGGAACGCAGTAGCAGGTGTGGCTCAGATTCTTAACAAGCCTACTATTCCTTCTATTGCAGGATTGGCTACAGTTACTTATGTAGATCAGCAAGACGCGTTAAAGGTAGATAAGGTAGCAGGCAAAGGACTATCTACAAATGATTTTACTAATACGTTAAAGACTAAACTCGATGGCATTGAGGCAGGAGCGCAAGTGAATGTTAATGCTGATTGGAATGCAACGAGTGGCGATGCGCAGATATTAAACAAACCAACGCTAACCAATGGAACAGTAACAAGCGTAGGTGTAACGGCAGGAACGGGAATAAGCGTAAGCGGTAGCCCTATTACTTCGAGCGGAAGCATCACGGTAACCAACTCAGCACCTGACCAAGTGGTTGGATTAACAGCAGGGAGTGGTATAGCAGTAACGGGTACATATCCGAACTTCACCATTACCAACAACGCACCTTCAGGTGGAACGGTTACGGCAGTTACGGCTACTGCTCCAATGTCATCTACGGGTGGAGCTACACCTAACCTATCAATGTCATCTGCCAACGGCACGACTAACGGATATTTGCTTTCGAGTGATTGGTTGATTTTCAACGGTAAGTTCAACACACCAACTGGAACTACTCTACAATACGTGAGAGGTGATGGTAGCTTAGCTACATTTCCCTCGTTAACGGGATATGTTCCTTACACAGGAGCAACAACAAACGTTGATTTAGGAACACACACGTTAAGCGCCAAAGATTTAGTCATCAACCATTCAAGCGGTAGCGGTGTTGCTGCTTCAATCACTAAGGGTGGCGCAGGTGAAGCGTTAACGGTTAACAAGACAAGCGGCAGCGGTAACGCAATGAGCGTGACGGGCGGAGTGACGCAGTTGGATGAACTACATTTGACTACTGACTTGGCTGACGCTTACATAGCATCTGCGGCAACTTGGAACGCAAAAGTTCCTTCAACTCGCACAATAAGCACGACAGCACCTTTAAGCGGTGGCGGTGATTTGTCAGCAAACAGAACGCTATCAATGCCTGCCGCTACAACATTAGTTGACGGTTATTTGTCCGCTACTGATTGGACAACGTTCAATAATAAACAAGCCGCACTTGTTAGTGGAACAAACATTAAGACTATCAATAGCACTACTCTTTTAGGTAGTGGTAACATAGCGGTTGAGCCAACGATTACCGCAGGAACAACGGGACAATATTACAGAGGTGATAAGACGTTTCAAACATTAGACAAAACAGCGGTAGGTTTGGCGAACGTTGACAACACAAGCGACGCAAGTAAACCAATAAGCACAGCAACGCAAACAGCGTTAAACGCAAAGCAAGGTACAATAACGCTAACTACCACAGGAACAAGTGGAGCGTCAACGTTAGTAGGAAACACTTTGAACATTCCGCAATATATTGGCGGTGTAACATCAGTAACAGGTACTGCTCCTGTTGTTTCTTCGGGAGGAACAACTCCTGCTATAAGTATGCCTGCCGCTACTAGTTTAGTGAATGGTTATTTAAGCAGTACAGATTGGACAACGTTCAACAACAAACAAGCAGCGTTAGTTAGTGCAACAAACATCAAGACAATTAATGGTAATTCAATTCTTGGTAGTGGTGATTTGGTAGTGAGTGGCGGTGGTGGTGGAACGGTTACAAGTGTAGCCGCGTTGACATTAGGAACAACAGGAACGAATTTAAGTTCAACGGTTGCAACTGGAACAACAACGCCAGTAATAACCTTGAATGTACCTGATGCTTCTGCTACAAATAGGGGAGCGTTAACCGCTGCGAATTGGACTACTTTCAATAACAAGCAAAACGCGCTTACTTTAACTACAACTGGTACGAGTGGCGCAGCTACTTTGGTAGGTGCTACCTTAAACGTTCCGCAATACACAACTCCAAGTACACTTACTTTAACACAACTAACAACAAGTTCATTGATATTTTCGCCATCTGCCGCTCCTGCATACAATGGTGAAATAGTAAAATTTGGAACAGGAACACTGACGGCAGGACAATTATATTATCTTAACTCATCAGGTGTATGGACACTTGCAAACGCTACTGCCGCAGCTAGCAGTACAGGTATGTTAGGCATAGCAGTTGGAGCATCACCGACAGCAGATGGTTTGTTAGTTAGAGGATATGCAGTAAATACATCGTATGTTCAAACAACAGGTTCAGTAATTTATATAGCAACAACAGCAGGTAGTATAACAGAAACAGCACCTTCAACATCAACGCAAGTTGTTAGAGTTGTGGGTTACAAAACAAGTTTAGCAAACACAATTTATATATCACCAGATCCAACTTGGTTAGTATTGGCATAATATGGGAATACAAATTATAAATAAAGACGTAAGCGTTGTTTCTAGCGTTCTAGGAAAACCAAAAGCAAACAT